ACTCCGAACCAACTTAAGCTCGTCGCCCTTGTCGGTTATATTTTTTAAAACTACGTTTCTCATTTTTATTTAAACTTTTTTTATGACGTCCCGGACGTTTACGAGGCTTTGGTCTCGGTACAAAATTTGTAAACTTACGTTTGGCCATGTTCTTTTATAAACTCTTTGTCTTTTTCACTTATTCTTAAATATCTTATACTACCATTTACATGTTGCTTGGTGTCTGCTCCACAATTTGTGCATCTGTAATAATCAGATACAACAGAAACTAAAATAGAATCCTCCTCGCATTCTTCACAACGTCCATGAACGGTGTCTATGTTTGCAAATGTTTTAAAATTTTTAAACAAGATCTTTCGCCTTTCCTAATAAAGGTTTGTATTTTGTTTTACCTTCTGATCTAAATGCATGTAAAAATGATGCACGTCTACCTTCAGGTATCCACGAACAATGTATCCAACCTGAGTTAGGTTCACCTGGAGTGTAGAATTCTAAAATTAGCTGGTCTGGCTCAAGATTTAATTTAATCCAATCAAATAGTTCAGCATTGTCTACGCCTACAACTTCGAAGTCGGCGGCTTCTGCACGTGCATGCTGCGATCTGGCAGAACTACCAATTGCTTCGCATAATTCTACGCTACGAAACCCGCTAGTAATCTTAACTCTACCAAAATGATCACGTACCGGCTGCAAAATATTTTCACACAATGCTTTTAACTTTTCTATCTGCTCTGCGTTAGGGTTATTGTTAATGCCTTTACGTATTGCAGTGTCTGATTTAGTTAATTCTGAGAGAGTAAAGTTCCGTGTCAAATTCATAGTTTGTTTCTTAATTCTTCTAAATACTTTTGATTTTCTTCTTGTTCTATTTGTTCTGGACTTTTGTTAAATTTATTAATTATAAAATATGCAATTATAGCACCTATGAATATACATGTCATGCCATAAAAAAACATTCCGATTCCAAAACTAGCTGTCATTTTTCTTTTTCCTATTATATATTTTTTTGCTTTTAATTACAAGCTGCCTAAATCTAGGTGTTCGTAAAATTTTTGCAACCTTATTTGAGATGGAGTTTTTTGATTGACTTTTCACCTAAATATATTTCTGTTTCTGCTTCACTACGTATACACTTGTAAGACACGTTAGGATTAAACTCACGCTCTGCTACACGACGTGCACGTAAACATGCAGCCATAGATTCCTGTATTCTGTGTTCCTTAATCTCTCCGTCCCAGAACATAAGTAAAGCTACCACAACTTCTATCATACTATCTTACCCTTGTTCTCACCCTCTTTGATTACGTATTTCTGTGTGCCGTTCTTACCATGTTCTACAGATTTTTTTAAATCTCTTGCAAGATTCATCTCTTGATTATCTTTGTTAATA